TCCTGTGTGTTGGTGATCTCAATCCCCTGCTGGCGCAGCTGCAAAAAGATCGCCGCCTGCAGGCCATGGATGATGCGGATCTCTCTGATGACGTACGCCAGACATCCCCCAGTCCACGCCAGCGAGGCGATGGATAAGGCGGCAATGCTTCCCGTAATCAGATCATGATCGGACATCGTCATCTCCTCGCTGGCGTGCCCCGTGGTACGCCTGCTTGCGCGCCTCTTTACAGGCGGTGCAGCACTTGCGCGCGGGGAAGCCCCGCGTGTGCCAGCCGAGGAGGGCCACGGTCGGCCGCTCCTCGGCCAGATACTGGATCGCCCACTCGGCGGGGGCTGCCCGGCAATCCTGGCAGCGGGGGAGGCGTTGCATCGTCATCTCCTCTCTGGGGGCGCGTGGCCCCGCTCGTGTGAGGCGTCGGGTTGCTCCAGCGCCGCGACAATCTGTTGGACGACGGCCTCGTGGCCGCCCAGGGCATCCAGCATGGCAAAAAAGGCGCGCTGCGACAGGGCGCTATGCGCCTCCTGGAGCGCTGCACGCGCCACAGCGCGCGCCGCACTGGCACGCTCTATGCCCTGGACATACGCCAGGTTGGCGCGGGCGGTCGTGATGGCCTGCTGCAGAAATCGGGTCGTGTCCATCGTTGCTCTCCTCTGCGGGGCCCTCCGGCCCCCGTCGGTGGTTACGCGCCAGCCTTGCGGCGTTTGCCGCGGCACCAGCCCTCGCCGGGCACCTGATGTGACCACCAGGAGCCCCGATCGTTCGACTGCTTCGACATCGCCTTCTGATGGATCGGGCACCAATCCTCGCGCTCCTCCAGCGGTGGCGCCGGCACCGGCTGCGGCTTCGGCAGCTTCGCCTGCAGGCGCCTGATATAGTCCAGCACGCGCGGCAGGCGGCTGGCGACGTCGCTATCGTCGCCGCGGAGCGTCCAGGACAGGCTCACACCGTCCACGTCCAGGCGCAGACACAGCGTCGAGAGCGGATACTCGCTCGCTGGCATGGCCGGCGCCGGCTGGGGGGGGGTCTCGGTGGTCAGGGTGACATCGGTCATGGGTGGTCATCTCCTCGCAGGATGCGCGCGATGCTCTCATGCGTGGCGCGGACTTCTCGCAAGAGGATCCAGAACCCCACGAAGGGGCTCAGGATCCCCACCACGGCCAGGCCGAGGCTCAGGGCCTCCAGCCGTACGATCAACAGTGCCAGGTGTGGATCCATCCGTCCCTCCTTTAGCCCTGCAGCCAGCGTTCCCACCGGCTGACCTCGCCATACCAGGCCGTTTCGTGGCACGGGCGCTTGTCCCACAGCTCCAGGCTCAGGCTGTCCGTGTACCAGCCGGGGCGCTCCATGCGGGGCTCGAACCAGTACGAGCCATCGGCCTGCGGAAACGCCCAGCCGCCGACCCCGTAGGCCCACTCCTCCAGACTGACCGCCGGATAGCACACCTCGCCCACCGGCGCCGGCACGTAGCCCTTGAGCGTCAGATTGACATGGGCCATGGCGGTGAGCACCGCCGCCAGGTAGTGTTTGCAGCCGCGCACTCCAGGGCGGGCGTCCGGCATCTGCTCGGCTCGCCGTCTGGCGTCGTAACAGTCACAGCCGGCGCGGGTGACCCGGTACACCACCTCGGGATCGCGCTCACTGGTGATGTGCGCCAGCGTCGGGCTCTCCAGGCTGACCGCGCCGTTCAAGGCCAGCACCAACCCGCGATCCGCCCGCTTGGCATCGGCGGTGGCGGGGAGCTGCGTGCGGGCGTCGCGCAGGGCGGCGTCGAAGGCCAGGGTGTGGTCAGCGGTGAAATGTGTTACAGTCTGCATCGTCATTACTCCTACCCACTAGTGGGGTGTGACAGATGCCCTACCGAGATACTTTGGACGGTCCCTCGGTAGGGCGTTGCTGCGTCTAGTGGCCGTTGCCACGCTCCAACATATCCTTGATGGCCTGGAGCGTGATCTCCAGGCGCTCGATCGCCGTCACCAGCCGGTCATTGAGCTGCGCTTGCTGCTCGTTGATCGCCTGCTGCCGGACGGCAAAGCCGCCCAGCGCCTGCAACAGCTGCTCCATCTCGTCCTGCGTCATCGTGGCGTCCTCTCTCGTGCGCGGGATACCGCTCCATCTCGGTCTCTCCGTCCAGCAGGGTGACTGGTATCGTCTTGCCATGGCGCATCATCACATCCCAGACGGTCGCGTTATACAGCGTCACCGCGGTGTCCCGGTCGGCGCTGGCCGCCACCACCTGCCCGGCGACCGCGACACTGTATCGCTGGACCGTGCAGGCCTGGTACGCCGGCGTCTCGGGCGTCTCTGGCGTCTCTGGCGTCTCAGTGGTCAGGGCCTCCGTGACCAACCTGGCGATCTCGCCCAGCTCGGCGGCCGTAAACGGGGTCGCGTCCTGGCCGCGTGCCGCCATCTGCTCCAGGCGGTCGATCTGATTCCAGGTCGTCATCGGGTTCGCCGGATCGTGGCGGCTGATAAACATTGCTACGGCTTGCTCGATGGTCGTGATCGCTTCCATGGTCGTCTCTCCTGCTCGGGGTGGTCTCGGTGGTCATCGCCGTGTCATGCGTATAATATACCTCGTTCGAGGTAGGTTGTCAAGAGTGGATAAAATAAAAAATGAGGTAATGTAATTTTTTTAGACCTTGCTATAATTACTCAGTATACAATATATCTACCTCTATGGAGATATCAAATATGCCGCGAGCACCGCAGTCACAACCGACCACCCAGGATCAGCTCCTGGCGTCCAGGCTGGAAAATCTGTTGCATCGGCGGGATCTGAGTCCGTTGCACGTGGCCCGCCTGGCCGATGTGCCCTTATCGGTGGTGCAACGGCTCCTCAATAGTCAATCCAGGCAGCCATCGTTGTGGACGCTGGTGCGTCTGGCTGATGTGCTGGCGGTCTCGGTGGATTACCTTGCGGGGAGAACGGACGACGAACACCCCCCACGCCGCATTCGAGGGCCGAAGCGCCGCCCGGCGCCCGCCGACGAGGACGGGGAAGCGGCTTGACGCCGCGCCGCCGGCGGTGCTAGGCTGAGATAGCCAACAATAGCCATATTTGCCCACGAGGCCGTATGCCACGAGGCGGATCGAAACCGGGCGAACGCCGCGGCGGTCGCAAGCCCGGCAGCCGCAACAAAGCCACCGCCGGCATCCGCGAGATTGCCCGCAGCTTCGTCGATGACCCCGACTACCGGGCGGCGCTCAAGGTGCGCCTGGAAACGGGCACCGCCGGCAGTATGGAAGCCACGCTCTGGGCCTACGGCTATGGCCGCCCCGCGGTGGACGCCAGCGGCGAGGGACAGACCCCCACGGCCATCACCATTCACTTTTAGCGAGGGCTCCCGATGCCCGCTGCGAAGGTCCGCCGCCTCACGGTCCACTTCCCCCCGCTGCGTCCGGTGCAGCGCGAGCTGTTTGACGCCCGCAAGCGCTTCAACGTCTGGACCTGCCATCGCCGCATGGGCAAAACGACCCTCGCCCTGTATACCCTGATCCACGATGCCTACGCCTGTCCGCTGCCGGCCCCGCGCTATGCCTACATCGCGCCGCTCTTCCGCCAGGCCAAGTCGATTGCCTGGGATCTGCTGCGGCGGCTCCTGACCCCACTGCCTGGCGTGAAGTTCACCGAGGCGGAGTTGCGCGTGGACCTGCATACCGGTGCCCGCCTGCAGCTCTTTGGCGCGGATAGCCCGGACACGTTGCGCGGACTCTATTTTGATGGCGTCGTGCTCGACGAAGCCGCCCAGATGCGCCCGCGCCTGTGGCCGGAAATCGTCCGCCCCGCCCTGGCCGACCGGCAGGGCTGGGCCATCCACATCAGCACGCCGCTGGGGCACAATGCCTTCTACGATCTGTACCAGCAAGCGCTGACTGATCCCCTCTGGCATACCGCCCTGTACCGGGCGTCGGAGACGGGGATCGTTCCTGAGTCGGAACTGGCGTCCGCTCGTGCCGTCATGGCCCCGGAACAGTACGCCCAGGAATTCGAGGTGTCCTTCGAGAGCGCCCTGATCGGCTCCTACTACGGCAGCTATCTGGAGACCGCCACGAAGGAAGGCCGCCTTGGCCACGTGCCCTGGCAGTCCCACCTGCCGGTGCATACGGCGTGGGACTTAGGGGTGAGTGATGCGACGGCCATCTGGTTCATTCAGCCGGTGGGGACGGCGCTGCACGTGATTGATTACCTCGAAGCCACCGATCACGGGATTGAGTGGTACGCCCGCGCCCTCAAGGAGAAACCGTATGTGTACGGGCGGCATTACTTCCCGCACGACATTGCGGCGCGGGACTGGTCCCAGGACGGCCGCACGCGCTTACAGATTGCCGAGAGCCTGGGGCTCACGCCCGCCGTGGTCGTGCCGCAGGGTGCGGTGGCCAATGGGATTCAGGCCGTGCGGACGCTTCTGCCGCGCTGCTGGTTCGATACGGGGCGCTGTCACGAGGGCCTGGAAGCGCTCAAGGCGTACCGCCGCGAATGGGACGAACAGCACCACGCCTGGAAGAACCACCCCCTGCATGACTTTGCCTGCCACGCCGCGGACGCTCTGCGCACCTTCGCCATGGGCTATGCGGAGGAGCGGCAGCCGCTGCGCCAGACGGTGCAGGTGACGGCAGGGCGGGGGGGTGGGGGATGGCGCGAGACGTTTAGCGGCTAGGCTTGACACCCCCCATGGCGCGTTGTACCCTCGCAGCAGCCGGGCGCTGAGAGCCTGCCCCGTACCGCGATACGGGGCCATCCATGGTCAACCGCGGGGAAGAAGCGCAGTTCCTCCGAGTGTCCGGCATCCCCTGCCACCAGGAGGACCCTCCCATGCCTGCTAAATCTCGGAAACAACAACAACTCATGGGCTCTGACCTGGCCCGGGCCCGCAAGGGCCAGAAAACGGTGACCGGCATGAGCGTGGATCAACTCGAAGACTATGCCGCGACGCCGCACAAAGGCTTGCCCACCCGGGTCAAGAAAGGGAAAAAAGCATGAACGTCACCGAGACGCCTCCTGCCCCGTTGATCGTTGCCGATCCCGTGCTCATGGAGACGCTCGCCCAGCTCGATCAGGACGTGAGCGGTGAGGCGAAATTCTGCGCCCAGGCTGCCGACAGCTTGCGCGCCTTCCAGGCCCGCTGGACCAATGACCTTGCCGTCCAGGATGCGTATGGCCATGCCATCCTGGCGCTTGACACCATGGCGTCCGTGCTCAGCGGGCTGCTCACGCGCCAGACGCAGGCGCTCACGCAGGAGGCCGTCACCGCGGCCACGCAGGCGCACGCGGCGGCGGCTGCCGCGGGGGCCCGCACGCAGGCCATTGCCTGGGCGGAGACCCCCCCACCGCCACCGGCTGACCCGGTGGAGACTGGGGTGTAGTCCATGGCCGAGCCCGACGCCCCTTCCGGCGCTGCGGCGGCGGACCGCCAGGCGCAAGCCCGCGACCGCGAGGCCCTGTTGCGCGTGGCCCGCGCCCGCTTTCGCACCGCAGAACAGGCCGACGCCACCTGGCGCGCCCAGGCGCGGGATGATTTCGCCTTCCTCGCTGGCCAGCAGTGGCCTGACGCCGTGGAAGCGCAGCGCACCGCCGATGGCCGGCCGTGCCTCACCATCAACCAGCTGCCACAGTTTGTCCGCCAGGTGGTCAACGAAGAGCGCCAGAACCGGCCCTCTATCACCGTGCAGCCGGTGGACGATCAGGCCGACGTCGCCACCGCGGAGGTGATCGAAGGCTTGATCCGCCAGATCCAGAACGCCTCCAACGCCGATATTGCCTACGATACCGCCGCCGACTCCGTAGCCGCCTGTGGACTGGGCTACCTGCGGGTCAACGTCCGCTACGTGGCCCCCATGAGCTTTGATCAGGAACCCACCATTGAGCGCGTGCTCAACCCCTTAAGTGTCTACCTCGATCCCACCAGTACCGAGCCCACCGGCGCCGATGCCAACTGGGCGTTTCTCGTGCAGGTCCTGGCGAAAGATGTCTACGAAGCGCAGTACGGCCGGTTGCCTGCCGAGGCCAGCGCCTGGGAAACCACCGGGGATGCGTGGATTACCCCGGACACGGTCCGGGTGGCGGAGTATTACTGGCGCGAGTGGGAGTCCGTTCGCCTGGCCTTGCTCGCCGATGGCACGGTGCAGCGCCTGGACCAGCTGCCGGAGGGCGCCCCCGTCGTGCAGACCCGCACGGCGCAGATCCCCAGCGTGCACTGGGCCACCATCTGCGGCTATCAGGTGCTGGAGCAGACGCGCTGGCTGGGCTCGTCGCTGCCGCTGGTGCGGGTGACCGGCGAAGAACGCCTGACCGACGAGGGCCAGCTCGACTATACCGGGGTGGTGCGCCACGCCAAGGACTCGCAGTACGCGTATGATCTGTGGGCCTCAGCCGAAGCGGAAATGATCGCGCTGGCGCCCAAGGCGCCCTTCATTTTGGCCGAAGGGCAAATCGAGGGCTATGACCAGTGGTGGGACACGGCCAACACCCGCAATCATGCCTATCTGCCCTATAAACCGCTGACGATTGGCGGGGTGGCGGTGCCGCCGCCGCAGCGCCAGACCCTGGAACCCCCGGTGCAGGCGATTGCCCAGGCACGGCTGCTGGCGGCGCAGGACCTCTCGACCACCACCGGGATCTATCAGCCGCAGCTCGGGCAGCAGGGCCCGCCGGGCGAAGCCGCCAGCACCGTCTATCAGCAACGCACCCAGGGACAGCTCGGGCAGTTTCACTATCTCGATAATTTGCGCCGGAGTGTGCGGCGTGTCGGGCAGATTCTGGTGGAGTTGATCCCGAAACTCTACGACGGGCAGCGGGCGCTGCGGATTATCGGCGCCGACGACACGCTGAAGCAGGTGATCGTTGGCGCAAGCTACGTCGATCCGGTGAGCGGGCTGCCGACGCTGTATGACCTCACCGTAGGCCGGTACGATGTGGTGGTGTCCGCCGGGCCAGGCTATGCCACGAAGCGCCAGGAAGCGGTGGGCGTGCTGATGCAGCTGACGCAGGCGCTGCCGCAGGTGATGCAGTATACGGCGGACGTGCTGATCAAAAACCTCGACATGCCGGGCGGGCAGGCGCTGGCGGAGCGCCTCCAGAAGCTGCTGCCGCCGGAGCTGCAAGAGGGCAAGGAGGGCCAGCCGTCGCAGGCGCAGCAGATCCAGCAGTTGCAACAGGCGGTGCAGCAGATGACCGGGCAACTGGAAGCGCTCAACGCCTACGCGAAGCAGGCCGAGGCCGCCATGCAGGAGCTCACGCAGCGCAACAACGAGCTCGAATTGCAGGTGAAGGACAAGACGGAAGCCAACGCGCTCAAGGCCCGCGAATTGGAGATCGAGCGCGAGTACAATGTGTGGCAGATCAGCGTCAAGGAGCAGGAGCTGGCGCTGAAAGCGCAGGACGCCCGCAACGGGCAGGAGGGCTAGGGGATGCTCCCTGGCGAATATCGCGAACAGATGGCCTACGATGTGCAGCATGGCTGCCTCATCGCCAGTGCGACGTACTGGCCCGCCCCGGGGCGGCTGTGTCCTGCCTATCAGGCGCATGAGGTGTTGGCGGACTGGCAGGCCGACGATCCGGCGTACTGGGCGCAGGCGCTGGCACGATGCCGGGCGGCCCTGTGGGAGACGGTGGCGACGCAAGCCCTCCGCAACTGAGACGAGGGAGGAGGGCCGTATGCTCCTGTGGCTGGGGGACTGGCTGGGGTGGCTGGGATGGTATGCCCTGGTGCTGGGCGGCTGGTGGGGCTGGTGGCGGGCGCATCAGCGGGCGACGCGGCTCGACCGCGAGCTGACGCGGATGGCGCACAGCCTGCGGTATCCCGACCGCAGCACGGGGCAGGCGGACCGGCCAAAGGCTTGACAAGTGGCGGAGGGTATTGTCTACTTAGCCCCACAACTTTCTGTGCTCCCGACGCCTAGCTAGCGTGGGCTGAGCACACACCCTGCAAGGGCCAACGGTACCGGTACTGCCGTTGGCCCTTTTTTTGTGCTCGCAAGCGCAGAAGCCCGTCCGCCTGGCGGGTCATCCAGGCGGCCCACGCCTCGTAGGAGCGTTATCCTATGCCGATCACCGTCACCGAACCCGGCCCCGATGGCACGCCGCAGATCGTGGCGGAGCCGTCCCCCGACCCGGCTGCGCCCCCTCCTGGTGAGGCGGGCTCGCCTGGCGCGTCAGCCCCGCCCGATCCATCACCGGCTGCGCCTCCTCCTGGAGAGGAAGCACCTCCCGAGTCAGCCCCGGCCCGCCCTGGAGACCCATCCAGGGACGTCCCAACAGAATCCCCGGAGGACGAGGACGACGAGGCGCCTGGTATCCCGAAAGGGGTGCAACGCCGCATTGACCGCTTGACGCGCCAGCGCGAGGAAGCGCGGCGGGAGAGTGCGGCCATCAAGGCCCGCCTGGAGATGCTCGAACAGGGCTACCGCCGCCCACCGCAGGACCCGGCTCCCGTGCCCTTGCACCAGCAACCGGAACCCCGCGAAGAGGACTATCCCTCGCAGCAGGAGTGGTTCAAAGCTGTGCGGGACTGGGACAAAGCCCAGCTCAAGGCCGAACTGGCCCGCGAGCAGTACGAAGCCCGGCAGCGTCAGGCCCAGGAAGCGCAGCAGGCCCGCTTGGTGGAGCAAGCCACCGCGGCGCGCCAGAAGTACGCCGATTTCGACACGGTGCTCGACCGCTTGAGCACGATCGCGACCGCCCCGGCGCTGGATGCCTGCGTGCACGAGAGTGACGTAGGGGCTGAACTCGCCTACTACCTGGCGCAGCACCCCGAGGAGATCACGCGCTTAAACGACGTGGCGCGCCATGGCCCGCGGGCCATGGCGCGCGAGATCGGCAAGCTCGAAGCGCGGCTCACCAGTCCGAGCAACGGCACCAGTCGTCCGACCCCTCCGACCCCCAAACCTGCCCCCCCGACGCCCTTGAGTGGCGCCGGCAGTCCGGGCACGCGACTCCTGACGGACATGAGCGAGGAGGAAATCAGCGCCATGTCGCAGCGGGAATTTGAGGTGCTCTATAAGAGCCAGTTCCCGGGGTCGCGCTAGGAGGATGAGGAGAGTGTCACCATGCCGAACACCTTACTGACGATAAGCCTCGTGACCCGCCGGGCCCTCGCCATACTCCGCAACAATTTGAAGATGGCGAGCCAGGTCAACCGGCAGTATGACAGTCAATTCGCGCAGGCGGGCGGGAAGGTGGGAGCGACCATCAATATCCGCGTGCCAGCGCGCTTTACCGTCCAGAACGGCCCGAGCGTGACCCCGCAGGATTATATCGAGACCTCGACGCCGCTCACTATCCAGTGGCAACCCGTGGTCCCGGTGCAATTCACCAGTGCCGAACGCGCCCTGTCCCTCGACGATTACAGCCAGCGGGTGCTGGAGCCGGCCATTGCGACGCTGGCCAACGACGTGGACCGGAAAGTGCTCGAACTCTATAGCAGCGTGTGGAACTCGGTGATGGTGGACACCACCAGTACGGACACGCTCTTTCAATCCTATATGAACGCCGGGGCGCTGCTCGATGAGAGCGCCGCGCCGCGCGATCGCTTCCGCTCGGTGGTGATTGGCCCGCGCCAGCAGGCCAGTGCCGTCAGCGCCTTTAAGGGCTTGTTCCAGTCGAGCGAGCAAATTGCTAACCAGTACGAGACCGGCACGATGGGGCTCATGGGCGGCTGGCGCTGGTCGATGGATCAGAACGTGGTCGCGCACACGACCGGCCCCTATGGCGGCACGCCGCAGGTGGACGGCGCCACCCAGACCGGCGCGACGCTCTTGACCAAGGGCTGGACCGCGGCCGCCGCGTTGCGGGTTAAAAAGGGCGACGTCTTCACCATCGCCGGCGTCTATAGCGTCAATCCGCAGAACAAGCAATCGACCGGCCAGTTGCAACAGTTCGTGGCCACGGCCAACGCGAGTTCGGGGGCGACGGGCCTGGCGTCCATTGCCATCCAGCCCTCCATCACCGTGACTGGACCGTACCAGACGGTCTCCAATAGCCCGGCGGATAGCGCGCCGATTACCATGCTGGGGACGGCCAGCACGGCCTATGTGCAGGGGCTGGCGTTCCACCGCGATGCCTTTACGTTGGCCACGGTGGACCTGGATTTGCCGTCGCAGAGCGCGGAGGCCAGCCGCGCCACGGATGACCAGCTCGGGGTGAGTCTGCGCATCACGCGGCAGTGGGCGGCCTTAAGCGATCAGTGGATTACCCGCTGCGAACTCCTCCATGGGGAGAGCGCCTGCAGGCCTGAGTGGGCCGTGCGGATGTGGCAGGCCCTGGTGTAGGGAGATCTGAGGCGGGAGGAGCGCTCCCGCCCATGGAGACGTCTCATGCCCGACTATCCGTCGTCCTATCCGTCCTATCGTTTCTACGCCGATGGCCGCCAGGTCGTCGTCCAGAACCAGGCCGAGTGTGACGCCCTGGCGCCGGGGCATGCTGGGAGTCCCGCCGGTCCCTTCCCCGAGGCCGAGGACCTCTCCGAGGCGAGCGGGCTCCCCGCCGAGGCGCCGCAGGAGGAGACCCGCGCACAGGCCCGGGCGATGCGGGAGAGTGGCAGCACGCAGCGCGAGATTGCCGAGGCGCTGGGGGTGTCAACGACCACCGTGCGGCGCTTGCTGGGAGAGCCATGACATGCCCACCACCGCCCGCGCCCTCATCGCGTCGACGTTGCGCCTGCTGGGCGTGCTGGCCTCGAACGAGCCGCCGACCGCCGAGGAAGCCTTCGATGCCTTGCAGACGCTCAATCAGCTCGTGGACTCGTGGAGCAATGAGCGGCTCACCATCTACGCCATCCAGCGCCTGGACGTGCCCTTGATCGTCGGGCAGGCGCTGTATACCTGGGGGGTGCCAGGCGGCATGATCGCCCAGCCGCGCCCGCTGCAGGTGGAGGGCGCCGTGCTCTCCCTCACCGGGCAGGACATGGAATGGCCGCTCACCGCATCCAGCCAGGCGGAGTATCAAGCGCTGGCGCAGAAGGGCCTGAGCAGCCTCTACCCGCAGCTCTGGCAGTACACCCCGACGTACCCGCTGGGGGAGTTGCGGGTGTGGCCGGTGCCGCAGGAGGCACACGTCCTGGGGCTATTCCCGTGGGTGCCTTTGAGGCGGTTTGCGTCACTCGATACGGAGCTGACGTTTCCGCCGGGGTATGAGCGAGCGTTACGCTTCGGCCTGGCGCTCGATCTCGCGGTGGAGTATGGCCGCGAGGCGTCCACCGCACTCGTCGGGGCGTTTGCGCAGGCGTTTTCCGCGATCAAGCGCACCAATACGGTCGTGCCGACCCTGGGCCTGGACCCGGCGCTGAGCGGCCGGCAGGCCGGGGAGTGGGACGCCAGCAGCGGCCAGTATGTGTGGAGGCGGTGATGGAGTTTCCTTTCTGCGGGCCATCATATCGCTCACGAAGCCTGGACGTCAGTCCAGACAGAACCATCAATCTGTTCACCGAGGTCTGCGCCAGCGGCGTGAGTCCCCCGACGCTGGCCCTGTACGGCATCCCGGGCTTGCGGCGGCGCGCGCCGGCGGCGGCGGGGCCGATTCGCGGCCTGTATACCTCGACCACCGGGCGCGTCTTCGTCGTGGCCGGGCCGACCCTGTACGAACTGTTCAGCGCCGGGCCCCTGGTGGCGCGTGGCACGCTGCGCTCCAGCACCGGCATCGTCTCCCTGGCCGATAATGGCCTCCTGCTGGCCCTCGTCGATGGCACCCAGGGGTATGGCCTGACCCTGGCGACGAACGCCTTCAGCGCCACGGAAGACCCCGATTTTCGCCCCGGCCGCACCCTCGGCTTTTTGGACGGCCGCTTCGTCTGGGACGTGGCCGGCACCGGGCAGTACCAGTGGAGCGAGCTGTACAGTCCGAGTGTCGACAGTCTCGCGTTTGCCACCGCCGAAGCCCGCGCCGATCCGCTCGTCGGGCTGCTCGTCGATCACCGCGAGCTGTGGCTCTTTGGCACGCAGACGACCGAAGTGCTCTACTCGACCGGCGATCCCTTCACGCCCTTCCAGCGGCTGCCGGGCGGGCTGATCGAGGTGGGGAGTGTGGGGCCGTATGTGGCGCGCTCGCTCGATAACCAGGTGTTCTGGGTGACGAGCAGTCCACGCGGGCACGGCGCCGTGGTGCAGGCGCGGGGCTATCAGCCGCAGCGCATCTCGACGCCGCCGGTGGAGTGGGTCTTGAGCCAGTCGAAAAAGCTCCACGAGGCCGTCGGCATGACCTATGTGCAGGAAGGCCACAGTTGGTACGGCCTGTACGTGCCCGACCTGGACACCTCGTGGTGGTATGATCTGACCACGCAGCACTGGGCGGAACGGGGCACGCTGTTTGCCAACAGTCTCCGGCTCCCGGAGCCGGACCCGGTGTGGTATCCGTGGCGCCCATACCTGCACACGTTTGCCTTTGGGCAGCATCTGGTGGGCAGTTGGGAGGACGGCACGCTGTACACCATGGACCCGACCTGCTACACGGACGACACGTATCCGCTGGTGCGCCAGCGCGTCATCCCGGTGCTGCGGCAGGAGCAGGAATGGCTGTTTGTCCAGCGGCTGCGCGTGCTCATGGAGACCGGGGTCGGCCTGGACGGCGGGGTGGTGCCAGGGAGTGACCCGCAGGTCATGCTGCGGCTCAGTCGAGACGCCGGCCACACCTGGGAGAATGCCCGCTGGGCGACGGCGCACCGCCAGGGCCAGTATGGCCGGACGGTCGAGTGGCGGCGGCTGGGGAGGGCGCGGCAGCTCGTGGCGGAAGTGACCGTGAGTGATCCGGTGCCCGTGGCGTTTCTTGGCGCGTCGATTGCGTAGGAGATCCTGATGCCCACGACCTTAGCCCCGGTGCTCCTGCAAACCCCGGTGGTCGAGCGCGAGACCTTGCGCTTGACCCGTGGATGGCTCGCCTGGTTTCAACAGTCCTATGAACGGCAAGGGGGCCATGAATCCGCCACCAACACCGAGTTAGCGGGGGGCGTCCTGCTCAATGCCGGGCATATTACGCAGGTGGAAGACGATCTCGGCAGTACGAACACCACCGTGGCCGGGCTGGAAGCGGAACTCACGGCGCTCCAGGCGTCGTTCCTCCAGCTCGCCGCCGACGTCGAGGCCCTGACCGCGCGGGTGACGACGCTCGAAGGCCGGGTGGAGGCGTTGGAGACCAGCCAGAGCGACCAGGAGACCCGGCTTGAGGCGCTGGAGGCTTGGCGTGCGGCGGTGGTGGCCGGCTTGCCGGCGGTGGTCAGCGTGACCGCGCTGCCGACGTTGACGGATGCCCCGGCGAGTGCGGATGCCCTCCGGGACAATCTCACCAGTGCCTGGGAAGGCGTGGTCGAGACGAATGATGCCGGGCTGGCCACGGCGGTCAATGCCGTGCGCGCGGCGTTGGCGGCCTAGCCCACCGGCTGGCGCCGGTGGGTGTCATTGGTCATTGGTCCCTTGTCCTTTGCAAGGGACAAAGGACGAAGGACAAAGGACAACCGGCGAAGCCGGTGGACAAAGGACCATGGTGCACATCTGGCACTTGCTGGAGCAGGCTGGCGTGCGCTGGAGTCGGAACGAGCGCGAGCGGCGGTTGTTTCACGTGTGCGTGCAGGTCCAGGCGCGGCTGATCGAACGCTATCCAGACTATACCGTGCCGCAGGTGCATGTCGTGCCGGAAGCCCTGGTGGACGAGGTGAAGGAGATGCTGGATGAAGTACTTTTTGCAGTTGGCATCAGGCATTCACGTGCAGCCAGCGCTTTTATCCGTCTATAGACAACCAGAGCTGTGGAATGCTTTGACCTTTCGCACCGCCACCCCAGGCAGCCCGCATGCGGCCGCTGAGGATATTATCCTGCGCCTCGAGGCCCTCGATGGCAGCCTGCCGGAGCGCCAGTGCGTCTGGTATGAGGCCGCCTGGAAGCTCCCGGAAGTCCGCCAGCTCGTCATGGCCCTGTGTGCGCAGGTGGGGTGTGAGCAACTCGGACGCGTGATCATCTCACGCCTCAAGCCGGGAGCCATCATTCCCAGACATAGCGATGTGGGGACGCATCCCCTCCAGTATTGCCGCTTCCGCTTCTGGGGACGCTATCATCTCGTGCTCCAGACCGATCCGGCGGCGGTCTTTACCTGTGAGGACGAGGTCGTCCACATGGCGGCGGGGGAGGTGTGGTATTTCCGCAATGACCGGGAGCATAGCGTCGAGTGGTTCGGGGACGGCCAGACCGAGCGCATCCATGTTATCTGCGACATTCACACCGCCAACGAACCCGATCGGGAGGAGGTCGCATGCTGACTTTCCAGCAGGAAGCGTGGCCCGCCTTTGCGGCCGAAGCCCGCCCGCTGTGGGATCTGCACTGGCAAGAGATCGCGCTGGACCAGGACGTGATCCCGCTGGTGCCCGACCACGCCGCCTATACGGCGCTCGACCAGGCCGACGTGTTGCACGTCGTGACGGCCCGGGCCGAGGGGCAGCTCGTGGGCTATGTGGTGGGCATCCTCAAGCCGCACCTGCACTATGCCACCACGCTGCATTACCACATGGACGTGCTCTGGCTGCATCCGCAATGGCGCCAGGGGCTGGCCGGCTACCGGCTGCTGCAGGCCGTGGAGCGCACCGTGCAGCAGCGCGTGGGGGGGATGGTCAAGATCCTGTTGGGGACGAAGCAGCATTATGATCTGAGCACGCTGTATGCCCGGCTGGGCTACACGGAGATCGAGCGCACCTGGGCCAAGGTGCTCAAAGGAGACTAAGCGATGGTTGTGGCAGCGGCGGCAGTGGCAGCGGCGGCAACGATTGGCACCGCCGCGATCAGTTCCGCCAGTCAATCAAAAGCCTCCAGGGAGGCCTCGCAGACCCAGGCCGCCGCCTCGGACGCGGCGGTGCAACTCCAGCGCGAACAATTCGAGCAGACCCGCGCCGACCTGGCGCCGTGGCGCGAAGCCGGGGCATGGGCCCTGCCGCGCTTGCAACAGATGATTCGGCAGGGGCCCGGGCAGCCGTTTCAGGCGCCGCGCGGGCTCGATCCCCGGCAGTACACCTTCGTGCCCCCGACCGCCGCGACGCTCCAACAGGACCCCGGCTTCCAGTTCCGGCTCCAGACGGGGATGCAAGCCCTGGAAGGCACCGCCGCGGCGCGCGGCGGGCTGCTCAGTGGCGGGGCCCTGCGCGGGGCGCTGGACCTCGGCCAG